GTCCCGTCATATTCTTCCATTTTTGGGAGGTAGGGGGGCTCCGTTACGACAGCGCCGGTCGCCTGGTCGATTCTGTAACGCTTCGCGCCGTCGCCCGCGTGTCGTTTCATGTGGCAGGCGTGGCAAAGCAGCCGAAGGTTGTCCCAGCTCAGGGTGACCGCAGGGTTGCCGATGTTGTCCGGCGTGAGCTCGACGATGTGGTGCACCTCCGCACCCGGTGTTATGATGCCGCGCTGGAGACAGTCCTCGCAAAGCCCGCCCTTGCTGCGCTGGTAGGAATCACGGCAGGATCTCCACGCGCTGCTTTTATAAAATGCCCGGCTGAAGTCCCGCGCCATGCTTGCCTCCGTTCACCCTGTGCAACGAAAAAGACGAGCCGCAGCCCGTCTCTTCCGAATGCTTCGAGGAATCCTTATCTTACTGTTTTGCGGATGATCTTCCGCAGGTATGCTTCGCGCTCTTCGGCCGTCTGCATTGAGATGACCTGCCCGCGGATGCTTTTCGTCTTTTGCTTAGTCCAGCCGCGGTCCTTTGCGAGCGTGCGGATCACGTCCAGATGCTCCGGCGCGATCCTGTTCTGCGCTTTCGTCATTTGCCCCACCTCCGGTTATGCGGAGACGCCGCCCTGGTGCTTTCAGAGCGGCGCGTGTGGTGGCTGGAGTCGCGCGGAAGGTTTTCCCCTCCTCACTTTCTCCCAATACCACATTAACACGTTTTCCCCGTAAAAACTCACAATGTTTACTTTTTCGCCGGTCTTTTGTATGGTTCCGGAAGCTCGGCCCACGCGATGACCATGCCGCCGATATTCAGCCATTCTTTTTTACTGCTGTCGAACCATCTCGTGGAGACTGCGCTGACGCTGTGGCTGATCTCCTCGGTTATGAGGAAGAACCCACCGTGGTTTGGCTGTTGGTCTGCCTCCACCCAATTGATTATCCTTGTGCAGCACTCGTTGCTTTCCAGGAACCGGTCGACCTCTTTCGGCGTTGGCTGTTTGTTGCTGCCCTGGTGCTTGGCTGTCTTGAAAAAGGCGTCCCACTCCTTTTGCGTTGCATGCCGTGTCTTCGGCGCGCTCTGCTTTACTGTGATATACGCCGCGCTCATGATCAGCGCGACTATGATGACCGTCACGCTCGCGATCCCTGCTATTGCTATTGCCATTAGTAACTCCTCCATTCGCTGAGCGGGTCCGCCCATCCGGCGCGCTCGACGATCCCCATCAGGAAGACCCGCTTCTTGCTGCTCCATGTGTTGACGCTCGCCCCGTCGATCATGTACATCGGGACCCCGCGGCAGACGTTTTCGACAACGCCGGCGCGGTATTCCGGTTCGATGTCCAGAAGCGCGCCCTCGATGATCCCGAGCTCCCGTGTTATACGTTCCCGTCTGATGGCGGCAGCAGCCGTCGGGTCGCTTGTCTTTGTACCCCGCGGCTGGCCGTCCATCATCGGTGCCTGCTGGATCATTTCGTCCGCCTCTCGCCTCAGGCGGTCGTAGCCCTTGGCGAATTTCTCCGCGCGCCCTTTAAGGTCCGGCGCATAAGGCCAACTTGTAGGCATTTATTTCCTCCTCGATTCCTCGATCATTCTTCCGACCGGCTCGAACGGCACGACGAGCATGACAGGGTCCTGACCCTTTTCGAGGGCGATGCTTATCGACTCGCCCCTGCTATCGTGCGTGAAACGGACCGTCAGCGTCTCCGCGCCCATGCTGCGCCCGTTCCGGGTGACGTAACCCTTGATGTATTTAACGATCGTTTTGTGCATCCTTCGCCTCCTGTACTTTGTCGAGGTAGGCGACGCCGACGGCGAACGCCTGCCAGATGTCTGCTTTGAAGCCGTAGAAGAATCCCGGCTCTTTTTTCGTCCCCTTGCCGTGGTTGCTCGCTCCATCTGCGAAGCGGTCGACCAGCGCCTGGCGGATCGTCGCGTCGTTTGCACGTGGGCTGTGGCAGATGGCGAGCTTTTCCTCCCGCCGGTATACGAACGCCGTACTGGCTCCGGCAAGGTTGGCCGCCAGCTCGAACTTACCAATGGCGACGCAAGTCTCGAAGACTTCGCGGCCGACCGGCATGCCGTACGAGGCGACCATCTCGATGACGACGTGGTCGACGGCCGGCAGCAGGTCGAATACGATGCCGTCCTCTTCCTGCGGCTGCTCTTTGCCAATAAAAAGGATCATGCCCAGCAGCAGCCCGTTCTCGTCCTTGCCGAATCTGACCGGGCGATAGGTGTCCGCGTCTATGAGGACCCAGCCGCTGAAGTTGTTTCCCGGGTCGATCGCGAGGATCATTCTGTCCGCCATCGTTCCGCCTCCTCGAAGTATTCGCAGTCGCCTGCGAGCCCGTCGTCCAGCAACGGGTGCCCGCAGGCATCTTTCTCCTCGATGTAATATTTGCAGCTTTGGCAGATGTCGCCCTCGAACCCGCAAAGGTCGCAGTCGCCAGGGCATGGTCTGCCGTCGCATGCTTTTGTCCATCTCCACTTGCTGCAGCTCATATCCTGCCCTCCGTTTTGCCCTGGATCATCCGGGCCAGTTCAGTCGCCGTTACCGCGGACCGCTGGACCGCTCCGGCCAGCGCGCGGATCTCCTCGAAGGCGACGCTGTCGTTGTCCAGGGTGTCCGCGTATTCGTTTTTCTTCTTGACGAGGATCTCGAGCTCCATGATGCGGTCGTTCAGTTCGGCGACCTCGGCGTCGTGTGCCTGCTGCATTTTGCTGATGGTCTTCTTCAGGTCGATGCTTTCACGGATCCTGTCTTTGAGCTCGGCCTTGAGGATCTCGATGTCCTGCCCGGCGTCTTTCACCTGCTGGATGATTTCCACGTTCTCCCGGATGCTTTCCGGCAGCGGCGTCGGCTGGCCCTCTTCAGGTTCCCTTTTGATTCCCTTCGGCTCCTGCCTCATTACTGTGACCGGCGGAAGGTCGACGCGGCTGTAGTTCGCGAAAAGGTCCGCGATGGTGAAGATCCTTGGACGGCCGCCCTGCTTCTTTCTGGTGCCGTCCTCGTTTAAGCGGACCAGCTTCGCCGTGTCGTTGCCGACCTCGATGACCATGTAGCGCTTTCCGTCTTTATCTTTGAATGTGTCGTATAATCCCACGTTGCTGTTCATGTCCTATCTCCTCCCGTACTGATAGCCCGGATCGCCCTCGAAGGGGTTGCTGTACGTTCCCGCGATCTCCTGCGGCTGCGCGCCGGTGCCCGGCTGGCCGTAGCCTCCGGAGTAAGTATAGGCTGTCCCATCCCACGTCCGGAACTGCTGGTCCTGTGGATAATTCTGCTCCTGGTCTCTTTCGGGCCAGTCGATGATCTCGACGCGGTCGGCAATGATGTCGGTCGTGTATACCGTCTCACCGTTCTGGTTCTCGTAGCGCCCCGTCTGGATGCGCCCCTGGATGCCGACCCGCGCGCCCTTCTTGCAATAACGCACGACGATGTCGGCGGTCTTGCCGAAGGCGACGATGCGCGGGAAGTCAGTCTCTTTGCTGCCGTCCTTCTTTGGCGGTCTGTCGATTGCGATGGTGATGTTCGTGACCTGAGTCTCACCGCTTATTCTTGTTTCCGGTTCCCTTGTAAGGCGTCCGATAAGTGCGACACTGTTCATGTTGTTCTCCTTTCCGATCTGCCGAATGTCCTCTCGACCTGTTCGACGAACCACGCCGGCGCGGAGGTGGCCTCGGTGGCCTCCTCGCGCGCGCGCGCGTCTTCTTTATGCTCTTCTTTATTATTCTTCTGTTGTCTGCCGTCTGCTCTGCCGTCTGGTCTTTCGTTGGCTCTGCCGTCGGCTCGTTGCTCATCCTGGAAGAACGCGTAATTTTCAATGGTTAAGGAGGTGCCGTAGGCTCTGCCGTCTGCTTGTACCATCCCCTCTTCCACCAGCACTTTCAAAAATCGGCGGACCTTGTTCTCGGACCAGCGCCATCTTTTGGCCAGGGTGCCGATGCTGGTCAGGACTTCGCCGCGCTGCTGCTCGACGACCTGCCCGCCGATGACGCGCTTGTTTGTCTTCCAGTTTGCCATGATGAGCAGGTCAATCCAGGCGTGCGCGCGGTCGAAGGGCTCCCCGGACCAGATCCAATGGTCCGCGATTTTTCTGTGCAGTTTTATGAATCCCTTTGCCATCAATGCGCCTCCGCTATTTTGTCGACCATTCCCGGCCGGCCTGTCCTTCGAGCAGGCGAAGCTTTAGTTTTATCTTGTTGACGTTCTCCTCCGCGACCTTGTAGTAGGCCCTTTTAAAATCGCGCTCCCGCAGCTGCTCGGCGCAGCGCCCTTTTGCGATGTCGCGGATCAGCGTTGCGGGCGTTCCCGCGTCCCGGAGGATGAGGATCTCCTGCATCATCTTTAGGCGGTAGTCGTGCTCCGCGTCGGCCATCTCTTTGCCGTAGTGGCCCATGGCCTCGACCGCGTCGTCAAGTTCTGCCGCCAGCCTCCGGATGTCCTCGGCTATGTCTTGCCCTGTCCAGCTCATAGCCTGACCTCCGTTATGATCGCGGACACGATGCAGCCGATGCCGAGCCCGAAGCCTATACACGTTGCGGTCCGGTTATCCTCAATAAATCCGAATGTGAGCAACAAAAGGCTGAACAAGGCATTAACAAGGTGGATAATGATGGCGCCCTTGTCCATTACTTCCACCCCCCGACGATCTGCGAATACTCGACGTTGGTGATCTCGTTGATCGAGTGCCGGCCGTACTTGGCGAGGACTTCATCGAGCCGGTCGCCGAGGAAGGCGCGGAGCTTCGTCGCGTCGTAGGGGCTGATGCGCTCGTTGGGTCCGGGCCATGTTTCGCCGGCCGCCTGCTGCGCCTGCGCCGTCTCGACCTCGTTCGCGCTGGCAAAGCTGTCGTCGATGCCGATGCCGATAAGGCCGAGGGCACGGCCGACCGCGCTGGTCTCGCAATTCTCGAGCGCGCTGGTCTTGTTGATGGCCGTGCTGTTGTATTTCTCCTGGGCATGCGCTGATGCGAGGACCTTGCCGTCGTCGTCGGAGACGGTCGCCTTCATCGTTACCGTTACACCGTCCGTGTGTACGATCTCCGTCGTTATCGTTCCGCCCGGGCAGCAGCTTCGGAAGGCGGCGACGCGGTCCTTGACCATGACATACTTCTTTCCACGGATGTTCATCGTCGGCAGGTGCTCGTTGAGCTCCTGCAGCGCTTTAAAATTCATCATCGCAGTCGTCCTCCTCTTTTGCTTTGATCCCGCCGTCGATGGTGACGATCTTGCAGTTATCGAGCGCAATAGCCATGAGCGCCTGGAACTGCCACGGCTCCACGAAGACCTCCATTCTGTCGTCGTCGCCCTCGAGCCGTCCCGTTATTGTTGCCTTGTATTTTTCGTAAAACATTGTCGTTCTCCTTCCTTTACAGGACCATGTGCATGAACTGGTCCGTCGTCATCGGTTCCCAGTCGTCGAAGTCTTCCGGGTCCCTGTTCTTCGGTTCTTCGTCTTCGGCATAGTCGTCGAAGCGGTCGTCGAATTCTTCCTCGCAAGTCATCCAATCACTCATGATCCGGCTCCCTTTCTGCCCGTTTGCGGACCGTCTGCACGCCACCCACCTTGTAGATCGCGTACTCCTCAAAGATGACCTCGAAGGCCGCGCGGACACCCTCTGCGACCGCTTGGGCGATCTCCTGATAGGTAAAGCCGGCCGGCATGGCGAGCTCGATCTGCTCGGGCTCCTGCTTTGGTTCCTGCTTTGGCTCGTCCGGCTTGATGTCGTCGAGGTGGATGTTGTACTGGCTGTCCAGAAGCTTCGCAGCTGCCACCGACATTGCTCCACGGTGGACGGCGTTGCTCATGTAACTCGCCCCGAATCCGAGCGTGAGGGACGCGTCGACCAGCGCGAGGTCGCGCTGCGCCAGCGCCTTCTTCAGTTTTTCGCCGTCGATCTCGACGATCCTGCTATACTTTGCCATCACTCCACCTCCTGTTTTGGTTCGACGATCGACCAGACGAGGAACGCCCAGCCGAGGATTCTGAAGACGACCGAGGCCGTCGGGAACGTGTAGCCCATGCTGCTGCCGGCGAAGCAAATGACCGCGGCGATCGCGAGCAGGACTTTTGTCTCGTATTGCATCAATGTTCTCATTGTTCTGCCTCCATTTCTGCCATCAGGTCGTGCATCTTGTTCTGCAGGGCGACAGCCTTGGCAAATTCTTCGGCTCCGTGTTCTTCAACAAAGTCGTTGAACGCGTTCTTTACGACGTCAATTGCGGCGGCCATCGCGGCTGTCTTCGAGTCAACCCCGTCGGCCGGTATCGCGTTGCTGGCGGCTGTGTAAACGTGATCCATTTGTTGCCGGATAATAACATCGCTGAACGCCATGATGTCCGAAAGGTTCCCGCTGATTTTCCCGCTTTCGATGACGCCCGTCCCGGTGTCTGTGTACTTGACGACGCTGCGCTCTTTTATAACTGTTTTATCCTTCATGTTTTCTCTCCCTTAGTAGCGGACGACGTACACCTTGCGGACCCTGTCCTCGAAGCTTTCCATCGGGTCGTTGCCGATGTGGAGGTCGATGATGCCCTCCGAAAAGCCTCCGCGGTCCTGCACCTCGACTTCGCCGATGCCCTCGATATAGAGGACCGTCCCGAAGCTGAAGTCGTCGGTCGTGGCGACCGTGTAATAAGGCACGGGCGTCGCTCCGCTTGCTGTGCTGTAATTCTCCCCGCCGCCCTCGTAGTAGGCGTATGCCGTGACGCGGTAGTCGCCGACGTACTCGTATATGGGCGCGGGCTCCGGCTCTTCCTCCGGGATGGATGGCACCGGCGCTGCTGCTGCCGATTGTGCTATTATCCACGCGAGGATCGCTGCCGTCAGTTTCGCCCGGATCATTGCCGGGCCCCCTTACTCGCTGAAGGGCTCGATGCCGAGCTCTTCGCTGATCTGGGCCGTCATTATCCTGCTGCGCGCTGTCCCTGCGATGACCGCAACGACGCGCGGGTAGGACTTGCCGATCCTGGCAGCGAGCTCTTTTCGGGTCATATCCCGGAGCGTGAGCTGCTTCTCGACTTCGGCTTTCCATTCTCTATGGGTCATAGAACTTTCCCCTCCTCCATCTGGATGTAGAACCAATTACAGGCGGCGTCCTCCGGCAGCGTTCCCGGCCTTTTGTGCAGGCACTTGTACGGGTACCGGCTGCGGCCGTCCGTGTTCGGCTCTTTGAACGGGCAGTCGGCGCAGGTGCAACCCTTGCCCTGCATTTCGTATAATTCCCGCAGGTTTTCGGGCTCCTCCGTCGCCTCCTCGTAAATCAAAAACGCGCTATTGCCGTTCTGGAGGTTCCAGACGATCTCCGGAGAAAACTGCCGAAGCTCCTCGCATTTCTTTGTGAGAAGCTCGCCGAGTTCTCCGGCTGTCTTTGCCTCAAGTCCGACGTAGCGCGTCGTGCGTGTACGTTTCATATTCGGGCCTCCTTTCCACACGTACTTGTATTGTCTCTCCGCGTGTGGTAAGATGGCCTTGAATTTGATATGTAAGGGCTGGTCGCAAAAATGGAATTTTGCTTCCAGTTCTTTTAAATTATGATTTAAGGAACAGTTACCACACTTTTTTTATGCGGCGGGTTGACCCCTGCCGCATCTTTATTTTAAGCCCATAAGCCCTTTATGTCAACCACTTTATGCGTTATAATGTGATTGTTTGGAGGTGATTTTATGGCATTATTCGGTAAAGGTACAACAAGCACGACCGGGGCCGTCTCCGTCCCCACCGACGGGCGGGTCCACGCGACGATCTTCTTGGTGTCGATGACGGCGATCGGCGAAGCCTGGGGCCGCGGTAACGCGCTGGACGCTCATCTGATGGACCTGCAGGACCAGGGCGCGGAAATTCTGAACGTGCTGCCTTATGTGACAGCGGACTCCGCAAAGAACGTGAAGGCGCTGATCCTGTTCCGCGCTCCGCGTGCGTAAAATCGACGATTTGAGCGAAGAAAAAGGCCGAGTCGAACACTCGGTCTTTTTTCGTGTTTTCTCTCGTCCTGCGGGCGGTTTTCCGCCCCAGCGCCTATCTGGCGCGGTTCATCGGCGACCATGCCGCGACGATGACCCCGCTGCCGAAGTCTGGAACATACTCCTCGGCCGTGTCGTCGTATTCCATCAGATAAAGGCCGGTGAAGAACTCCCCGCATGGGTCGTCGAGGTATTTCTTTTTATCCACGGCGGCGAGGCGTTCCCAGTAGTCATGCGCGGCTGCTTCCGCCTCTTCGCGTGTCCGGAACACTTCGAAGTGCCCGGTGCCCGCCTTGTCGCGGTATTCGGTCCAGACCCATGCGGTCGGGATGAGCTTCTGCGCCGCGACATCCTTCGCGATGAGCTGGATCAGATATTCCGGCGGCTCGTTTACGCCCTGGCACCAGTTGTGCACCGTGTTCTTCGGGATGCCGTAGGCCGCCGCGAAGCGATCCTGCGACAGCCCGGTCTTCTTGATGAGCTCTTTGATTCTGTCTTTGGTTTCCATGGTTTCTCCTCCTCTTAGCGTTGGCTGAAGCTTTCCGGTGTTTCTACTGCGTAAGTAAGAGCGTTGCAGATTTTATAAAGGGTCTCGTGGTCGTCCCATGTGATCTTTTCATGCTCGAAGGCGAAGTTGATCTCGCCCTCCGCTCTGCAGATGTCGTCCCAATCCTGGATCATGCTGATCTGTTTGACGAGCTGTTTATATGTCTTCGGTTTTCTGATCCCTGTTGTATTGTTAATCATTGCTGTTCTCCTCCTATCTGCTGACCAGGTACTTGTTGACCGCTTCGAGGTCTTCGAAGATCTCGCTGCAGACGCCGCCGAGGCCGCTGGCCTTGATTACCCTGTAGGGGCCGTGGCTGGTCTTGAGGACCGCGAGGCCGTTTTCTTCGGCTGCTTTTGTCGCTTCGCGGGTCAGGGCCCCGAGGCTCTTGATGTTGCGACTTTCGCCTCTTTCGTGCATTTTCTTGCCGGTTCTGTCGATGTATCTCATCTTGTTTCTCCTTCCTGGGGCCTTGCCCTCCTTACATCTTTAATATATACCTGATTCGGGTAAATGTCAACAAGAAAATGCAAATAAACGCTGATTTTTCAATGTTTTTTACAATAAAAAAAGGGCCATCGCTGGCCCTGATTTTACCAGCGCGCGGCCGGAGATTGAGCCGGTGCTGTCGCTGTCTATTTTTTGGTCGTGAGGTCGTATATTTTGGTATCGTCGACCTCGGGGAGCCCTGCGACAATGCAGAGCAAAAGGACGTAGACCGTCGCTGACGCTGCCGCCAGCAGCGTGGTTGGCCAGTCGATGTCCGTGATGATAGTGCCGGCGGTATATACGCCGAGAATTGTCGTGATAAAGGTGCGGGCGCAGCGGATCGCGGTCGCCCGGAGCCATTCGCGCCAGTTCTGTTTTGTCATCGGTCTGCCCTCCTGTCCTCTTCCTCCAGAACGCGGATTCTCGCGCCGTGGTCTGCGACCGTTACGTTGAGCTCGTCGATCTGCTCGCCGTGGCGGGTGATCCGTTTGTCGTGTGCTGTTATGTCGCCGGTCATTCCTTCGAGGGTGGCGTTGAGGCGGGCGATGTTCGCGTTGAGCCGGACGATGGGCGCAACGATCGCGAGCAGCGCGACGATGAGGCCGACGGCCTCGACGAATATCGTGTCTGTCATACTCCTGCCCCCCTTCAGCTGACCAGGCGGAGCATGGTCTTCGGGCCGACTGAATAATCGACCGAGAGCCCTTTTGCCTGCTGGTACGCGCCCACGGCCGCTTTCATGCCGGGGCCATAGTGGCCGTCGATTCCCTTCGGGTCGTAGCCGTTGACGTATAAAAGGCATTGAATGGCGCGGATATATGCGCCGCTCATGCCGTACAGTCCCGGATGCCGTGAGATTGCGCCGCGCGTTGCTGGACCGTAGGACCCGTCGACCTCGAGGCCTGCGCGGTAGTCCCTGTTGAGCCCTGCCTGCACGGCCATGATGCCGACCTTCTTCGTTGCCGGTCCGCGGCTGCCGTCGATGGCAAGCTTCGCGCCGACGAGGTCGTTGAGGCCGCGCTGGCCCTTCTTGATCCGTTCCTTGACGACGGAGGTGCCGGACGATGTCGCCGTGCTTCCGGTGCTCTTTTTCACTCCTGCGCCGTCTTCGAGTGCCATGATGACGTGGCTGACCTCGTTGAGAATGACGTCGCCGGTCATCAGCAGGCGGTCGCTCTCGGTGTATGCGCTGCCGGTGTACAAATAAAAAGCGCCTGTGCCATACAGGGCGCTCCGCATGTTTCCGGTCCACAGGTCCTTACTGACCTTGATGCCGACCGCGTTGACGATGGCAGCGACCATCGCGCTGCAGTCCGTCTCGACCGGCTTGGTGATCTTCGCCGGGTCCCAGCCAACGCGGGCCAGCTCCTGGTATAGCGTAGTGCGCTGGCTCTGGTCGTAGCCGACCTTGTTGTTGTTGGCGATTCCCCGACAGATTTGCGCTGCTTTCTTCGCCTTGCTTCTGTCCTTGAACCGCAGGACGCAGTTCTGGCTGAAGTAGTACCAGCTGCCGACCTTGACCTCGAGGCCTGTCTGGTCTCCGGCAGCACCTCCCGAGGCTCTGCCTCTTTCGTCGATGGATGCCCATCCGCATTGTATGCTCATGTCGTCACCTCTCTCCCGCGCCGGAGTCGCCCGCGCCGTGTCCGCTGATTAAAAGTATTTTCATTCTTTGCCTTTCTTATGACTTCAAATAATGCACCCTGAACTTAAAATCACCCGCTGTGTATGTCGCCGCGCCTGACCCGTTCCGCAACAGGATGATTCGCACCGTTGTGCTGTTTTGGATAATGAACATCGGTATGTAACTAACGTGTGCCCATCCGCAGAGCGTGACGGATATAGGAACGTACCCGCTCAGCGCGACGTTGACATCCATGAGCATCATGTAAGAGCCGGACGCGCCTGTTGTGGTTGTAAATGATGGGCTATTGAAGTCTCTGTATACCGTGGGCTTTACCTCAGCCCCGCCGACAGTAAGCGCGCCCGCGATCGCCGCGCCGCCTGTGACGTTCAGGTCGTTCACAGTCAGGTCGTCGATGCTTTGGAGCGAGTCTGTCTGCGACTGAATCCCCAAAGCCTCCGCGAGCGTGGTGGACAGTTGACCGAGTTCCATGCTGTCGTACTTGTCAGCGAGCACGTCCCAAACGGTCTTTACTATCTTGTATGTCCCGCTCATTCCGTAGCGCGGAAACTCAACTCTAATGCTGTCACATAGATTGCATCGCAGAAGCGAACCGAGACCTTCGTAGCCCATGTCTTGTAATCTAACAAAGTCGACCGCGATGTTCTGAGCGGGAATGTTTGTCTGCTTCGACCGCATCAGATTAAGCGCGAGCGTCTCCAGTTCCGCCGTCGTCGGAGCGTTCTCGAATTTATCCGACAAATCAATAGACGCGCAGATGTTTTGTCCGTTGTATGCAGTTCCGCCAAGGTCGACGCGGCTTCCTACGACAGTTACATCCTGTCCGTTATCGTTTCCGCGCCAATACGGCACGCAAGACGTATAGGTCTCGGAGTAGTCTGTATCATCCTTATAGTCGAGCAGATTTACTCCGTAACGAATCGAAAAATCTCGGACTTGTCCTCTGCTTTGGTGCAAAATGACGCGAAATCTGTCGAACTCATACTCGCCGCCGTAAGCGTCGAGGATGCTTCCCTCGATACCGCCGAGGAATTGCCGGACGCTTCTCGGAGTTCCGTCGAATGACGACGCGTATGCCGTCGACGTGAAGTCCGCCGAATATGTGAACGGATTCGACGGCTGTGCGGACGATGTCAGCACCGCAAAAGCATCCGCGAGGCTGTTGATGTTCGTCCCGCGAGCAACGATTCCGCGCTGACGGTATGAGATATGCACCGCATGAAAAGAGACGACCCCGCTGATAGGCTTCGAGTAGCTCACAATGTCAAACGGCTCGACATCTCCTGTCTCGTCGTGCGTCACACCGATGATGCGCCCGCATTGGATCAGGTCGTAATTAGCACCGTCGACAGGATATTCGAAGTCACACTCGAAGATGCCGTTTCTTTCTTCGGTAACTTTGCAAGATATACAATCTCGCAGTCTGCCGAGTCCGTTCGATGCGAAGGCGGTCTCGGTCGATTCGTACAAAATTGGAATCATACGCTACACCTCCCACCAACGAGGCACGACCTTAAACTGGTAGACCGTATCGTCGTATGTGATTGTATTCGCCCCGCTTTTCAGCACAGGCAGTTGCGCGGGAAATGATACCGCATTGTTGACGCTGATTGTCTGTCCGTCTTCGATTTTGTACGCTTCGCCGATGTCAAGGTCGAAGTATAACGGCTCGCCGAGCGCGGATTTTGTTGAGTAGCCTGTAATAGCACCAAATTTCACCCTTTGCGCATTGACGCGCAATACATCAGAATCTGCCCCGCTCAACGTGTAAGGAGTTACTTGGATATAGTTGTTATCGCCTTCAACCCCTCGTGTGATATTAAATGTCACTTCAACATTGCCAGTATTTACT